ACGGTTCCCAGTGGGTGATTTACACGTACCGCGCCCGAAAGGTGCTGGAGTTCAGCAGCAACGACTATGAAGGCCCCGATAGCATGGGGTGGGATCACTTCACCAGCGGCTGCACCGGCTGGTGCGACCTTTTCACCCGGGGCGCGTACTTCGCCATGTGCGCCGACGTTTCCGAAAAGGTGCAGGAGTTGCTGTTTTCTGATGCGGAAGAGGCACACCATGACGTATGAAACGATTGAACGTGACCCCGTTTTGGGGGCTCGCCTCTGGCGCGTATCGGACTGCACCGCCTGCAACGGTACCGGCAAGGACTGGCACCCGGGATGCGGAGACGCGGCGGCAACGTGTAGAACCTGCGACGGGGATGGACAGGTGGCCAAGTTCAAGTGGCTTGACATCAACAACAAGCCCTACGGGGCCTGGCACGGCGGGGGTGCAGCATGAGGCGCGAACCCTGGGGGGCCTTCCATCATCTCACCTGCACGGCGGTGCTTCTCCTGCTGTGGTGCCTGTTCTTCTCTGGTGCCCTATGACGTTCCGTGTGTTCGTCCTGCTGTGGTGTCTTGCCATCGTGTGGTCACTGGTCCGCGAGAGGTAGACCCGCCGCTCTGTGCTCCTCGCCTCGTCCGGTTCATCTGGGCGAGGCGTTGTCGTTCGGGTGTCACTGGGCCGTGGTTGTTCCCCTCCCCTATACGCGCGCGCGTACCCGTGGCCGTGTGAGGTTGGGAGTACGGCCAGCCTTCTGCACTTCCCTCCCCCCCCTCCCTCGACAGTCGAACGACAGCCGGCGACGACTCGACCACCCCCGACCCGTGCCCGTTGTCCACAGCCTATCGATAACCCTGTGGATAACTGTGCACTCCCGCTTGCCCCTACCCCGGGGTTCCCCCATAGGGGGGTTAGTATTAACAATGATTCCTTAAAGCCCCCCCAACAAGGCCGGTGAAAACGCATCTCATCAAAATGTGCGGCGTCGCAGGGTTCCTCGGCCGTTGGCCTCGTCAGGCCGTCTCGCTCCCTCGCGGTCCGTTGCACTGCCGCTCGGTCGCTCGCGGGAAGGCGATAGTAGACCAGGGTGTCAAGTTTTGAGCTCTAAGTGCTTGGGATGATTGGATTGTCTGGTACTGGGTGTGTGGTGCGGATGGTGATGTTGAACGATGTTGGGGCGTGGAGTAGGGTGTTGGGACTCCAACCAGGAGAGGACGACATGAATGTGTACATGGTGGTGGGTCGTTTGGCCCGTGATCCGGAAGTGAGGACGACGAAGAAGGGTACGTCTGTTGTGAAGCTCAGCATCCCGACAGAGGATGGCTGGGGTGATCGGAAGAAGACGACCTGGCACAACGTGGTGGTCTTTGGGAAGGCTGCTGAGGTTGTGTCTCAGTACAAGAGGAAGGGTGATTGGGTGAGTGTGTCTGGCCGGCTCGAGGTGGATGAGTGGCAGGACAAGGATGGGAACAAGAGGAAGACGCCTCAGTTGATTGCTGACAGTGTGCAGTTCGTTGGGAACAAGGCGGCTGGGTACACGCACGATGACAGCTACGGGACTCAGCCAGAAGAAGCAGAGATTCCGTTCTGATGGAGTACTTCCTGGACGGTGCCAGCTACGGGCGGGTCAGCCAGCCGGTTGAGAGCTGCCTGGGTTGTCGGCACTGGTCTGGGAGGTGCAGCAAGCTGGGTGTGGCCTCGGTCCTGCGGTGGAGGCGGGGCCGGGTCACTGACCCAGATGGTGCGGTTTGGTTTTTTGGGGATTCTGACGGGACTCCTGACCAGCCTTGTCCCAGGAGGCGGAAGCGTGAGTGATATCAAGCACTTGGTAGAGGGTGTGCCGGGTCGGTGGACGACGATGGAGCTGCGTGTTGCGGAGCTGTTGCGGCTTGGTGCTGCACCCAGGAGCGTGGCTGTCGAGCTTGGTGTGAACATCAAGCAGGTAGAGAGCTTGAAAAAACGCAAGGGTTTCAACGACTTGCTTGGCATCACTGTCGGGCCTGTGGCTGGGTATGCAGAGCGGTGGCAGGAGATACGTGAGCGGCAGCTTGCGCTGGCTGGCAAGGCTCTGGATACGATTGAAGAGGCGATTGATAGGCGGGACGAGGATGGCCAGGTTGATGCCATTGGTCTTCGTGCTGCTGAGGGACTCATCAAGAGTCTGGAGAAGGGTGTGGCCAAGGAGTCGGATGGTGGATCGAAGGAGTTGCGCTCGTTCATGGCGCGGCTTGAGGAGATCGCTGTCAAGGAGGCTGCGGCTGGCTCGCCTCGTGTTGTTGATGTGAGTGGTTCGTGAGTGCGCTCGACCAGTTCCGTCAACTGCCTCAGGACACGCGAATGCGTGCGTTTCGGATCGTGGACTACGACACCAAGGCGTGGGTTTGGTATGAGCCGCGTCCTGCCCAGCTTGTTCTTCGCGAGGCGATGAGGAAGCACAACCGCATCATCGTGCCGAAAGCGCGCCGCCTGGGTGCCAGCACGGAGGTGGAGGCGTTTCTGTTCGATGCGCTGCTGATGGCAGACAATCCGTTGCCGCTGGCGTCGATGGCCCATGTCGATCGTGCGGCCCGAAACATCGGTGGCATGCTGCGTGGCATGTATGAGGGGTTGCCTGAAGAGCTGCGACCGGCCTCTACGAAGATGAATGAGTATGAGCTCGTACTCAAGGACAGTGGCGCCAAGCAGACGGTCTACATGGCTGGCGGTCGTGGTGGAACCCGGTCGTTTGCTGCTGCGATGGCCCACCTGTCAGAGTTTGACTTCTACCCTGACCAGTCTGAAACCCTTGCAGAGGTGGACGCGACGGTGGGTGATGGCCTTTTGGTGGTGGAGAGCACCGTCAATCGGCCTGGTTCGCGCTTTCATGAGCTGGTGAAGGGCGCGCCCGACAACGGATGGCACGTCTGCTTCCTGCCATGGACGCTGCATCCGTCGTATCAGGACAAAGTGACGCGGGATTTTGCGCCAACGGCCGCTGAAATGGGGCTGATGGACGAGCATGGGCTGTCATTGCCGCAGATTGCGTGGCGGCGGCGGCAGATTGCCACGCTCGGCAAGGCAAAGTTCCGCCGAGAGTACCCGTTGACGGTCGAAGAGGCCTTCGCGACGCAGTCAAAGCGGTTTTTTACGCTGGATTGCATGGAGCATGTGGAGGTTGTGACCACAGCAGCGACCGATCGGGACCGATTGCGGGTGTTGAGCGACTGGGATGTGGACTGTGACTACGCGATCGGGGTCGATGTGGCCGCGGGCGTAGGCTCGGACGCCAGTGTCATCACCGTTGTGGACGCCAGCACCCGTTCTCTGGCGGCGCAGTGGTCCTGCAGCGACACAACGCCCAGCCGTTTGGCAGAACACATCCTGCGCCTGGGCGGCAGCTATGAGTGGCCCACCCTGGTCATTGAATCCAACGTGTATGGCCGCCGCGTCATCGAAGATGTGGTGCGTCATGGGTACCCGCGGCGCCGTTTGTGGACGAATCACGACGGCAAGCCGTGGAGAACGCACGGTGGCAACCGGGCTGGGCTGTTCGAGATCGTTCGGTCCACGCTGGAGGATGGGTTTCTGGACACGATGACCAAGCAGTTGTATGACCAGGTCGTGTCAATCGGGTGGAATGAGCGCAAACAGAGGCCTGACCATCCTCATGGAAAGCATGACGACCTCGTCATCAGTCTGGCCCTGGCGCTGATAGCTGCTCAAGAGATGCCGCTGCGTTTCCCAGAGGACCGTAGTAGGGTGACGATGGAAGACCTGATTCGCAAGAATCGGGTTCGTGAATCGAAGAGGGCCCATCCGTTCTCAGTCCGTGGTGGTCGCAGGAGGCCGATGTGAAGCCAGATGATGTCAAGATGAAGCTCGAGGAGCACGACCGCTACTGGGAGATGCAGCGCCCAGAGCAAGAAGCGCTCAAGGACATCTACGAGACGCGGTTCTTCAGCATCCCAGAGCGGGACGAAGACCAGATCGAAGTCCAGACATCAGACGCTTTTGGCTACATCGAGGGCATCATTGGTCAGCTTTACGCCCGCAACCCTGCATGCGTGGTCCGCAAGGGCATGCGAGCTCTTGGTGACGCAGAGGTTGCCATGACGGTGGCCAACGGCTTCCTCTCCGAGGAGTGTCGGGAGGCCATCGAGCACGGAACCCGGCTGGCGCTCATCCACCCCATGAGCTTCATCAAGCTTGTTCCACGTGAAACAGAGGACCCGTACAAGAAGGTCCTGCCTGTCGCCGTGTGCCCATGGGAGGTCATCGTAGACGTGGACGCTCCTACGTGGGAGGAGAGCCGCTACGTCGGGCACGCCTACTACGAGCCGCTTGAGAGCGCGAAGGCCAAGTTCGGCGCCAACCGCAAGTGGCTGCCCCGGCGTCGCAAGCCATACTTCGTGCGCGATCGGTACAACACCGAGGAGCAAGAGGCCATGCCTGCCGCGATGGCCACCAAGTACGACAAGTACGTGCGTGTCGTGGAGTTCTACGACCTGGAAGAGGGGCGGCTGTACTTCTGGACGCCAGACATCCAGGGTGAGCTGCGCTTCCTGGCGGACGAGGAGATCCCAGTTCGCAGTTGGGATGGCTCGTACATGACCACCTTGGTGCCGTTGTACTTCTCGTCGATCCCCCATCGTCCGATGGAGGGCTACTCCGCTCTGCGCCGCATCTACGACCAGCTCTACGAAAAGAACATCGTCCGGTCGTTCCAGGCATCTGCGGTTCGCAAGGTGGCTCGACAGTATCTGGTTCGGTCTGGTGCCCTCGACGAGGAGAACCAGGGCTACATGCGGTCGGGTGTAGACGGTCTGTTCATCGAGGTAGACCTCGAGCCTGATGAGAGTCTGGCCGAGCAGATTATGCCGGTGCCTCACACCCCGCTGCCGGCAGAGACCAGCCGGTATGTCGCCGAGGTCATGGACGACCAGTACACGTCGACCAACCAGGACCCGTTCAGCCGGGGCCAGGGGCTGGGTGGCCGCGCCTCCGCCGCAGAGGTTGCCGCTCTTGTCAGCTACTCTTCGTCTCAGCTTGGGCATCTTGCACGCAAGCGCGATGCCAC